TCATCCAGTTTTCGCTGAGACTGTTACTAATGCTGTTAAACAAGTATTGGAAAGTAAGGGTGAAAAACTTAAGTTGGTTACTAAGCCTTATGATAGTAAGGTGGCTTATATAACAGCTAAACAGGATGGAAGCCCAAATGAGGCAGCTGTTGTTGAGTGGTATAAGACTAAGAATTTCAATAAAACAGGGGTTATTGGTATAAAGCATGGTGGAAAAATACACGAAAAGAAGATAGCTAACCACGAAGATGAATTAGCAGCTGAAAAAGAATATCTTGAAAACATCGACATAGCACGCAAGAAAGGACAGGCACTGGCAGATAAAATCGAAGCCACGACGAGTGGAGACGGGGGATTGCAAAATTTTGGTGGTTTTAGTGTCGGAGATCACGTAACCTTCGAGGATGCAGGCGAGAAGATAAGCGGTAAGATAACAGGGCTTAAATATCACGAAAAGTATGATAAATTTGGTACTGCTATTGTTACTACAGAAGACGGCAAGAAGTATTCACGCAGTTTAAAGAAAGTGCAATTTACTGCAGTTCCTGTTAAAGGTGTTGAAGCAGCAGCACAGAAGCTTGCTGAGGCTATGAAAGGAAATCAGAATGCTAAGAAAGATACGACAACTGTATCTAAAATTACAGACAACTTAAAGTTTATTCAGTCATTAGGTGGTAGCAATGGTGCTCAACTGTTGGAGAGTGAAGACGGCAAGCATAAATATGTTGTAAAAACTCTTAAGAATGAAGTAGCACAAAATGAGGCGAACGCTAATTGGATATACAAATCATTTGGGATAGCTGTCCCAGATACTATTCATGTGGGTGATAAACTTTTAACAACTTATATACCCAACACAGTAAATCTAAAACAATACCTTGCTTCAGCAACCATAATTGATACTGGTAAGATTTACAAGCAGATAAAAGATGGTTTTGTTGCTGATGCTTTGTTGGGTAATTGGGATGTTGTTGGATTGGATGAGGATAATATGGTAGTTGATCCAGCTACTAAAAAGTTGTACCGAATAGATAATGGTGGTGCATTGTTCTATCGTGCTCAGGGGGCTGCTAAAGGGGATGAGTTTAAAGATACAGTGATTGAACTGGATACCTTGCGCGACCCAAAGAAAAATCCACAAACTGCTAAATTTTTCAAGGGTGTAACTGATGCTGACATAGCTGCTCAGGTTAAGCACATCTTAGAAAATAAAGCCATCTACCTGCAATATGCCGCGATATTAGGTGGGGATAAAGAGCAAAAGATGCTCAAAAGGCTGTCTTATCTTGAAACTAAATACAATACTGATATTAAGCCGTCTGCTAAAGCTGAAGGTTATCATAAGAACGGTTTATATAAGAAAACAGGTATCGAAAAAATAGACAATTTGTACGATAAAATTGACGAAGCTATGGCTTTAACTGAAGCTGATTATGCATTCATTGAATCTGATACAATGTCGTCTGACCGCAGTGGTGCTAAGAACTTAGCTGGTGTTAAGGATGGTGCTTCTGATATGTCTACTTGGGTAAAAAAGGCTTTACAAGCAGGTGCAACTCCATTAGAAATGTACTGTATTCAAATGTATACTGGTGGTTCATATAAAAGTATGAATGATGCATTGGTGAACGTGACTAATGTACAAACTGCTAATATCAACCCGGATAAGCTAATCTTTAAGAAACAGCATCAAAATACTAACAAAGTAACACATGATGTTTTGGTGCAAGCTAATGTTACTAAGCATCCTAAAGACGTGTTTTATCAAACGTTGTTAGATGCTGCCAAGACGGTTAATCATCATAAAGAAGATAAGCAATATAATATGGCCAAAATTACTGCTTTGAAGGCACAATTGGTGAGCTTAGACGGTATATTAAAGGATGTTGAAAAGAATAAAACTAAATATAATCCTTCGGACGTACATATGATGCAGTATTATTTCCACGCTTCTAAGAATGTATTAGATGCTAAGGAAATGCAAAAAGAAGCACCAAAGGTTGCTCAATATGAACTTACAGGTGACATGCATAAAAAACATAATGCATTTGTTGAAAAATTGACGTCTAAAAATAAGAAAGAGAACAAGCCGTCTGAGTCGTTAAAAATTAACACTAAATTGGATGCATTAGTGTCAAACGATGATAAAAGGTGGTTAGCGAGGGTTAAGCTGCTTACCAGTGGATTAGCTAAGTTGGAGAAACATGATGATTTTCACTATAAAGGCAATGTGTATCGTAAGATTACAGCTTGGGAAGAAAATGAAGGCGATATACAAGCATTCAAGGACATTCATCATGAGCATGCTAATGTAATATGGCAGCGTAATAACAGTACCTCTAAGAAATCAAGCACTTGGAGTGGTGATATAAAGTTTGAGATTAAACAACATTTAGGTGTAGACGTGCAAGCTATTTCTCATCATGACAGTGAGGAAGAAGTGATGTTGAAGCCGTTTACCTGCATCAAAGTTAACAAAGTTAGTACTACTGCTGGTGGCAGCACTTTCTATGAAGTAGAACAATTAGGATAATGAACATATTAACACTAAAATACCGGGACAAAGACTATGAAATTGTAGAGGACTTTCCAGACCAGATGATGTTACTTCGTCAGATAATAGGTGACCTGCCTACTGATGAGCAGCTTAAGGCTGTTAAACATTATATTGGTGAGGGTGAAGGTGAAATGCGTGATATGATATCAGGCGCATTCTTAGCTGGGAACTTGTCTGGGGATGAGGATGACTTTCAGTCTAATATGCGTTTTACTCTATTAGAGGCACAATTCCCATTAGGTGAGCAGGTAACTGTATTGCGAGGTGCAGCAGGTTCAAACCAACTCTAAATAGCCCAGAAGCAGTTATTCCAATCATTTGATTGGTATAAAATGCTATGGCAAAAAACAATAAAAAAGACCGTTTCGTGTTTTGGATGCCCTGTGAAATTGAGAAGGGTGGCAAGAGCGATAAACCTGAAGAACGAGTGATGCGCCTTAAGGGGATTGCGTCAACCAATGATCGTGATTCAGATGGGGAAGTGTTAGACCCAGATGGTTTTGATTTATCTTTCTTTAAAAGTAGTGGAATGGTAAATTGGCATCATCAGGCTAAAGACCGTCCTATGGCTAATATCGGTGAGCCTGAAAAAGCTGAAATCCAACCCAAAGGATTATATGTAGAGTGCTTGCTCTACCCCGGCTCACCTTTAGCAAACGAAGTATTTGATTTAGCGGAATTGCTGGAGAAAAACTCCAAAACGCGTAGATTGGGCTTTTCTATTGAAGGAAAAGTCTTGGAACGTGACCCGTTGGATGATAATCACATTACTAAGTCTAAAATCACTGGGTTGGCCGTTACTCATATTCCTAAAAATCCTGCTACACTTTGTGAAATAATGAAAGGGGAGCGTAACGGCTTCGATATGGAGTGGGATGAAGAGAACATTTGGAAGGCTGAAGATGAGGACGATGGCACAGAAAATGGTAGTGGTAATGGGATTGAAGAAGGAGAAAAACCTACTATTGTAAAAGACGATGTTGGTAATGGGGACATGGGTAACCAAGAAATGAATGGGGAAGAAGAACTGGAAGCTGCTGAGAAGGCATTAGATACTACCACAGGAAAACCTTTGATAAAGGAATCACTTGATCCACAGCTTAAACCAACTTGCTTAAGTAAGGGAGAGGTATTTGATCGGATATTTGCTCAGTTTCCAACTATAAGTATTCCAAACTCCAAACAAGTTTACACAATTATTGAAAAAGTCGCAGAAGACATGAATACAAAAACTCAAATTACTGCCGAAGCCATTCAAAAGGCTTTCGACATTTTGGGACTGCCTGGAGCAGGCTCAAATGACATCAACAAAGCCGAAGGTGGTTTCACTTCTACTGATGCACCTTCTGTAGCTGGTATGGCTGCCGCCAATGGTTCTCGTGAAGCCTTTTTTAAGGACATGGGAGACGGTAACTATAAGAAAATGTACAAAGGTGAAGCGGAAGACGGCTCAGAAGATGAGGAAGCTGACGACAAAGTGTATGTTAAAAAGGGTGATGAATATGAAGTAAAACCCGGTGAAGGTACTGGCTTGGAAAAAGCTCAAACCAATGAAATCGGTGCTTCAAATCCAACTGTTGAGATTGCTAAAGCATTCGGGGACGTTGTTACTGGATTGGCTAAGCAAAATGCTGAAATGTTTAAAGCCATCGGTACAGTACTTCAAGGTGTTACTGA